CTACCACCTTGACGACAGCTGCTTTCCCCTTATCATTGACTGCATCCTTTTGCTTAGTAAGATTTGGCACAAAAAGCAAGAGTAGGACGCTAATGACAAGCAACACCACCAACATTTCAATCAAGGATACTAAAATTATTTATAAAAACTACTTTCAGGGCAATTTTGTTGACGTCAACAAAACTGATAGCAACGCACTTTTAAGCAATAACATTTCAGAGCAAACAAAAAAACCACAAGCATAAGCCTGTGGTTTCTGTTTGTATAATTAACTTGAAATTCTTTCTGTTATATTTTATTTTTCTGCTTTAGCCTGAGCCAATGTAATCAGTCCATCAGGCTCTACCTCAAATTCAGGTTTGTCAGCAAGTGACCCGTCATCCTTGAGATAGTACCAGCCAGTTCCATCTGCTGATTTAACAAAGGCATTAGATACCATTGAGCCTTTTTGATAATCTAAGAAATACCATGTTTCCTTATACTTGACCCATCCTGTGACCATAGCGCCCTGATTATCAAAATAGTACCAGCTATTATCAATCAGTACCCATCCAGTGGCCATAGCGCCATTTGGTAATAAATAGTACCAGTTAGTGTCTGAGTGTTTATGCCATGTGTTAGCTTTCATGTAGCCATTGCTATCAAAGAAATACCAGACATCATCAATAACTTGCCATTTGTTAGTTGGATATGTCCCATCTTCATTGACATACCACCAGCCAGTACTATTATTGTGCCATCCAGCCTCTACCTTGGCCTCGCCTAGCATTTCCTGGACGGTTGAGCCTAGACTCTGATAGTGCTTGATTTTAGCAATGACATAATCTCTAAGACTATCATTATAGCCACCGTGCAAAGCTAAAGATCGTGCAGGGCATGAGGTGCTTGAAAATTCATTGTGAAACTTGATGTTAGAATAATTAGGAGTATCTCCATAATATGTCATGTCCTCAGCCATCTGTCTCAAAACCATGTTTTCATTTTCGATAAATTCAGCGTCTGATGAGTTATATTGTTGGCAAACCTCGTAACTGATAGAGTTCATGTTAGCGTCATAGTTAGCAGCTGACCAGGTGCCACTGTATGTATTTTCAACTCTTGCAATAGTGTCACGGTTAATGTAATAGTGAGCAAATCCTAGAGCTGACTGACCGTTATTATATCGTGAGCGTAACCAACTCACATAACTCTCAGGGGTCATGGAGCCAGCGTCATTGTGCAGAATATAGTATTTTGGCTTATGTGTAGGCCTTGTCCCAGCAATTCCATTAAATACATTAGTATTGATAATTTCTACCATGTTATCTCTCCTTATTTTGGCTCAGTGTAGCCCATTGCTCTCTCACTATCAGAGAGACCTGCAGTGGTAGGATCAGGCACAATGTTTAGGGCGCTTACGATTGAGAGCCCAATAAGGTAAGGGTTGCCTAAGAATTTTAAAAATAATTCATAAACCCCAGCCCAGCTAGTCAAATCCTCAAATTTTAAACCAAAATAGGTCAAAATTGGTAGGACAATAGCAAGTAATAAGCGAATAACAAACGCTCTATTTTTAAAACGTACTAACCAGTTAATTTTCATTTTTAACTCCTCACTTCTAAAATGTTGTATTTTTGGTAGAGGCTATCTATATAGCCGTTCCCACCCAAATTTTTATAGCTCTTGTGCATTTTGTGGATAACATCAGACTCATGCACTGTGGTATATCCACGGTTAATAGCTGTGGTCATATCTCTCTCTAGTCTTAAATACATTGTGACTAGATGAGCCTCATCATGTACAAGTAACTTCTTATTGACATCTGCAAGCATTTCACCGTTTGAATGGCCTAAGTCTTGCACAGTCTCTACTGCATTTTGGATAGTTTCTAACTCATTTTTGAGCTCATTAAATTGCTGTTTATTTAAGTTTGCTGACTTACTCGCTGTAAGTCCGAACCATCCAGTGGCAATTACTCCAACAGTAGGGGCTAGATGTGCTATTAAATCTGATATAGTCACGCTAACCCCCTTTCTTACTGTGGCACAGCCTTAGTATTCAATTCTGCGCTTGATGTTGGAGCGTTTTCTTTTGGAGGCTCCCATTTCCAAATACCTAACTTGCCATTTCTCTCAAGGTCTGCTAGTTCTTTTAATGTTTGACCTTGATAAGTAAACGCCTCATTCACTTGCACCATGACACGCTTGCCCTCTTGATAGAGTTCCCCATGTTCAGGGTTTTCAATCGTGAAAATTTCTTGTGGTTGGTATGTTTTACCATTTTGAGCAAGGTCTACCAATTCAAGACCACGCTTGAATACTGTAGGGTCTAGTGGGTTATCCACATCTGTCACCCTTGCAAGCACAGCCCAGTTAGCAATAGCCTTGACAGCGTTAATGGCATTGTCTTTCTCCTCAAGTTTCTTGTCATAACTTTGCTCTTGGATTTTTAAATCCTCTTGCAATTGTTTGACACCCTCAGCAGGGTTAAACTCTGTAGCTACTAAGCCAAGCACAGCCTCAATCAGCACATTATCAGGATCATTTGTACGGTCTCCAACCAGTACACGGTCAAAAGCTGTATAAGGCGACTCTTGACGGATGGCCACAAAAGTCCTATTACTATCCTGTAAATACTTACTAATTACTTTAAACTCCATAAATATTATCCTTTCTCAATTTGTCTAGCTTTTACTTCCTCATAGAGGTTTTTGAGCTGTTCATCAGATTGTAAAATCTTATTCATTCCCTCAAATCCTAACTTGATATTGTTCAACTCAGCAAGCGCCTCATCACGCTCATTTTTAACTTGTTGCAACTCAGCTAGTGCCTCATCACGCTCAACCTTGTCATACGCTCCATTTACAGTCTTATTAGCTAACTCAATAGCTAACTGGTTGATAACTTTATCTGTTGTGTTCATTGTTTACCTCATATCGTAATATCGTCTATCGTTATATTTAAAATTATCAAATATCGTTCTAAAAAGAGTAAGCAAGTTGTAACTTGGCCCACCTGGGGAGAATTGCAAAGTTGTACCTTCTCCATATTTAACACGAAGTGGAGTATAAGCGTAAGACTTTCCTTTATCGGTGTGATTGACAACTAAGTTAAAAGCATGATCGCCACGCATATAGATACCGACACCACCGCCAGAGTCACCACCCATTGCCCCCCAGATATCATTATTAGGGCCTCTAAACGCTATCCCGTCCTTGTTCCAAGAAGTTTTCCAACTTGTCGGCCCACTCTGCATTTGAATAAGTCCATTGTTTAAGTCAAAGGTTGAATTTCCATTCAACGCAGATAACACCCCGCCATTTATGAGATTAGCTGATAACTTGCCTGATGTGATACTACTGGCGTTTAAGTTGACCACGTTGACTAAGTTAGCGTCTAGCGTACCTGTTCGGATTTTACCAGCATCTAAATTATCTATCATGGCATTCTTGATAGTCCCATTGGCGATAAATGTAGTGTCAGGCGTAACTACTAGCTTGTTCTTACCAACTTGTAAACTAGCCCCACCTGTCGCTACATTCAAGGCGCTCAATACATCACCATTGCTATTAAGGGTCTTGAATGCAAAGCTATCCTTTAAGATTGACATTGTAGTCCTAGTGTATTCACTGTTGTAGTCTGTGCTGTCCACAAATTCCTCAGGAATTAAACGCCTATCAATAATCATAGGTTTATGAATGACGATATTACCAGGGCTTGACAGAGTGAACCTGATTGAATACTCATTTAGCTCGCCAGTTCTTGGGATGTCTAAATAACCTGTGAATACCTGATTACCCGTTTTGGTAAGTGTAATTTGAGAGTTATAATACATTCCCAAACTTGTAGTGTTATCCAACAACTGAATTAGAACTCTACCATCTTTTGGCACTTTGTCTACTGCAATTTCAATACGATACCCTAACCCCTCGCCTTGTTTTACAAATTTCTTTGTTAAAGGGAACCTAACCCCTAGCCATCCTGACATAGAGTCAGTGTAGTTAATTCTAATACCATCATGGTCACCCAAGCTGACACGTTCTAAATGCTTATCAGTATCAACTGATGAGATGAATTTGGGGATTTTTGTAGGAGCGTAAAATAGGTTAGTTAGATTACTAAATCTCTTACCTACCTCAACATTAAATAAGTCTGATGTTAAGGCCATCCTTGCTATATTAGTGCTGATATTTGAGTCATCTCTGCCTAAGATACGCTCATAGAGTGCAGATGTCTCTTTGACTGATTGGAAATCAGCAAGAGAGACCTTGCCATTCAAGTCAGTCCTCAAATTAGCAATTAAGTTAGTGGTCTCTGTGGCCGTTTGATTAGCTTTATTTAAAGCCTGTACTGCCTTACCGTCAATTTGTGTAGCCTGATTTCTCAAAATAGACAAATTACGCTCATTGTCTTGCTTGTATAGTGATAACTCTTGACCTGTTGAGTTAGAGGCGTTCTTAGCCTCTTGAGCAAGTAGTTTAGAGGCATTAGCTAATTCTTGAGTAGCATTTGACTTTTTGAGCAAATCAGAAACTGTCTGATCATGTTTAGCCTCAATCCCAGCCATCTTAGTATTGACTGCCTCAAATTGTTTATCTACCTCTTTCTTAACACGGTCAACATCCTCAGTGTCAAGCCGTTTCTCCCACATGCTACCATTCCAAATATACATCCGTTGATACTGGCCATTTTTTTCAAACCATGTATCACCTATTTTGTGCTCAACATTTTTGGCTGGTGTTTCATGCCAGATCTTATTACCTGTGCCACTGATAAGATATTGAGGTAGAGTGCTCTCAATAGAGGCTTGTCTCTCCTCAACCACTGATAGACGGTCAGCAATTCCTGCAGTCATGCTAGATGACAATGACTGTCCGATAGTGCCTAGCGTTATCTCCTCGTTGGAGTCAGTGTAGACATCATAGACCACCTTGACTACTTTCTCAGTAGTGGTAGTGATGTCAAATTGTGGATAGTAGAGAGGGATGATGTCACAGAGCTCAACTTCCTCCATCACTCCAAAATCTTGATAGTCCAAAGTATGTGATAAATCTACATAAGAGACCTCTGTAGAGATTTTAGGAGCTCCAATGTTGTTAGTCTTGATGTAAGACTGACCTAGTGACCTCAATTTCTCAGCCGTTGGAGGGTGCTTGTCATCAAACTTGCTTGAGAAATCTACCAGAGATATTCTTCTCTGAGCGTATAATCTCAAATAAGGACTATCTAGGATGTGCTCAGGCAATGTGACTAAGACCTCTCTTGACTCCTCATGTGACCCCTCACTTGACCCATTGCTGGATGGCGTATAACGTGCAAATGGGTAGATAGAGGTATAATTGCCATCTAGGAGACTTTCCTCCTCTACACTGAGTAAATTGCGCCCATATTCTAGCACGGTTGGAGCTTTACGCCCCATCTGCTTATGCAAGATAATGAGGTTGTTGTCAAATTCAAATTCACCACCAAAAACATCAAGGATAGAGCCTGAGACACCACCAAGAGCTTTTCTAGCACTGCCTACCTTATCTACCTCCCATGAGATATTACCTAGAGTTTGGATGTCTGAGCTAACATCAAATACATCATCTCCCACTAAGCTCTCTTTCCACAATCTAAGAGCCGTCTCAGCGTTAATCTTTGAGGCTTTTACAATAGGTTTCAAAGCAATGTCTGAGGTTCTCATTGAGATATGGCGGGCATAGATTTCAATGTGTTCACTGCTATCCTTAACAATACGGTTGATCTCAAAGGTTTGCCATTTAGTTCTCTTACCAGCGTCTGCCTTGATTTTCATCTCCACTTTAAATACAGAGGCAAAATGGCCATTTACTGGATATTTGATATATAGGTCATAATTACCATTCCTTTCTCTGGTAACAGTGACCTTATAAGCGTCTGAAATCTCACCAAGTCCAAATGTTCTAAATGAGCGTTCATCAGCTTTATATAGTACTGGGTTCATAGTTTAACCCCCCAATTAGGAATGGCTGTCATAGTAAAATTACCAGTCCATGAAATCCTATTATTTCCGACATCAAAAAGAGGCATTCTGTGCTTACCGTTCCTTGTGATTTTATCCCAGGCTGACAGATTGCCACTATATACTAGATGTTTTTGCATATCTATTATGAGCTCATTTTGGACGCTCTCAAGTGATAACTGGTAGCCATTTATGGTCAAAATACCATTACCATTGCCTCTAATCTTAATTAGTGGCTTAGATTGTACGTTACCAAGATTTTTAAGTGTCATCCCGTTTGTTAAAGGGATTTCATTGCGTCCAGTTTTTAAGAATTTGATAGGGTGAATTAAAAAGTCTAATTTCACCTCACCAAAATTCCTAAGCAATTCCTTAATGCTAAATGACTCAATAAAAGTAGCAAGATAGATATAATCAGGATCCCATGATAACTCTAACTCTTTCCACCCTTTGACATTGAGCCAGTCACTTATAGCTACCTCTGATGTAGATAATCTCTCAACCGTGCTGATTTTCATAGGAAACTCACGCTTGACAGGTTTAAGCCTTTGATTATCTTTCAAAAGCACCCCATCACGACCTGGCACCTCAATAGTCTCAACATCATAGGAGGTAGAGCTAAACTCAATATCATTTATAATTTTTAACCCAAAATCACTAGATTTCTTGCCATCAAATTTAATAAATGTACTCATTAAACACCTCCTAATCTCTCTTGCTCTCTATTTGTGTACCATGCCATCTCTTTCATGAGGCGTTGTATGTCACGTTTCTCACTCTCATCTACCTTGTTACCCTGGTAGTTAAAAGTATACTGGTTGTTAATTTCTGCATTAGTGCCTGACTCAGCTTTCTCAGCTTTAGCCTGAGAGGCTCCTAGAGTCATTTTTAATGACTGGCTTAATGTGTTGTTGCCAAGTCCAAGCAAGTCCTCAGCACCAAATTTAAAGGCTGACATCTCTTTTTGGACATAGGCCAAGCTATCAGTAACATCTGAGGTATTTTTTTCAATACCTACAGCAATACCTTGAGCAATGTAGCGCCCTACATTATCTCTAAACAGTCTTGATGGTGAGTGTATTCTTGCCTTAGCTCTTGCAGCTCTTTCAGCTTGAGCGACAAGGGCATTAGCTGCAGCTGTTACAGTCCATAAAGCAGAATAGAGACCATTTGCTAGACCTTGGCCAATCATTGAGCCTACATATTGCATGGTAGATACACCTCTCATCCCTGCTGATTGGATTGAGTTGACCATTGATGACATTGCTGATGTGGCTGAGCCAATGCCTGAGCGTATGCCGTTTGTTATACCTGTTGAAACTCCACGCCCAGCTTGTTGACCTGCTTGAGTCATTTGAGTTGCTGATTGTCTTACCACATTAGTCATCTGCTGCATGCTTGAGTTCATTTGTGAGACAGCTTGTGTCATTGCTGATCTAATTACTGAATTAAGCTGAGACATAGCTGACACAGCAGAGCTAGAGATGTTAACAAAACTAGAGGCCACTGTAGGGGCTGATGTCGCTAATTGCATAATAGATGTGTTAGCTGTCATAGCTGAGGTTGAAATCGCTGAGAATAGGCTAGGGATTGTGCCTAGCACCCCACCTAAAGCGCTAATGACTCCATTTACTGCTGAGAAACCTGATGTCATTGCTGATGTAGCTGACATAGTAGCCACTAAGGCACTTGATAAACCAACAAGGGCACTTTGTAAGACAGCGATACCTGAAACAGCACCAGACAAGCCACTAAATGAGGCCACTGCTGATGTAGCAAATGTGCTCATGGCTGTTCCTGCTGCTGTCAAAGCGCTTGGTAATTGGTTAATACTTGTGCTTAATGTACTCAATACTGTTGGTAGGCCTTGCATAGCTACGCTTGCCACTTGAGCTGATGTAGCAATCATCATTAGGCCTGTTCCTGCTTGTTGCAATCCTGAGCCTGCTGTAGCGATACCTGAGTTAGCAATAGCTGCCAAACCTACGGCTGTTGCTCCCAAAGTTCCAACTAAATCCCCCAGGTTGAGGTCAACTAGCATTTTTATACCTTGAGCCATCAACTTCACGCCTGTTCCAGCATTTTTAGCAGCATTACCCATGCTCTCAAAAATACCAGCAACACCATCAAGTACGCTCCTAATAACTGAGCCAAATGACTCTACTACGCCTTTTGCGCTGTCAAGGATAGACTTAACTTGTTCACCAAATGTCTTAATCAAATTGGTCAAGCTATCAATGATAGGACTAATTTGATTGACAAGGTTATTAAATGACTCAATAAGTGACTGGATAATAGGAGCTGTTGAGGTTACCATCTCATTAATCGCTGGCACAAATGGAGCGACTGCTTGGACGATTTGGACAACTGCCTCAGTGACAATACTAACCACTTGGACAAAAGTATCTGAAATAATTCCAACTATAGGGGTTATGGCTGTAGCTACCTGAGCAATACCTGAGCTAATAGATGTTACTACCTGGCTAATAGCTGAGCCTAGTGCTGTAATCACTGGCGCTAACCCACTAAATGAGCTGATGATGGAGCTGACTGCTGCTCCCACAGCTAAAATAACTGGTGACATCATTGCAAATGATGAGGCTATAGTAGGGATCACAGGCGCTACAATTACAAGGGCTTGAGCTAAGCCTTGTATAGCCATGTTTAGGATAGTACCTATGGCTGTACCTACACTGATCACTACATCACCTACAGCTTGCAAGATTGCAACTATACCCTGACTTTGAGTGGCTAATAGAGTAAACCCTGCAGCTATAATAGCTACACCTGTCCCAATCCCTACAGCTGCAATAGCTATAGCACCACCAAATGCTAGAATATTTGCTACACCTGCTGTTTTTAGCGCTGCTCCAAATGCACGGATGACAGGCGCTAAACCTGAAAGGGCTGTTTTCAAACCTTGTCCAATTCCTACAGCTGCTGTCTTGATAGATGTGCCTAGAGATTTAATGATATTTGATAAGCCATTAAATAACTGAGTGATAGTACTTTTGGATTGTCTGACACTATTTGTAGCGCCATTGACTGCCTCTGTGGCATTGGTTTTAAATATTCCAAAAGGATTGAACGCTTGCAAAAAGTTAAACGCTTTAAAAGCTACAAGTGCTCCACCAATACCTACGACTAAACCTCTCCAAATATCTCCACTAATTGACTGAGATAATTTTGAAATCCAGCTAATGACTAATGAAATAGCGTTTACTACATGGCCTGCAGCAGCTCCTATAATATCCCAAGGGATGATGTCACCTAATTTCTCAGCAAGGTCTAAAGCTGCAGCTGTGAAATCCTTGAAAGCACTGTAAGCATTCTTAATAGCTCCAGTGTTAGCAAATGCCTCAAGAGCAAATTGAACGCCAGCAGCTAATTCTTGGATGACTACATTTACCAAAATTACAGCATTAGCGATACCCTCAACAACATTACTAAATCCATTGCTGTCACTGGTCAACTCCTCAAAAAGAGATTGAACTGTGACCACAATATCTCTGATTGAGTCTGAGATGTAATCAAACACGCCAGCTTTATTGAAAATAGCAAAGAAATTAGAGACCATTTGACCTGCTTGAGCAAATCCATTGGATAAGCCTGAGATAAATCCATCTACATCAATGCTATCCAGTAAGCTCCCTAGTTTATCGGATAAACTATCAAAATTGATTTTGTCCAAAGCGTCTGAAACTGCATTGACTGCCTTAATTCCAAATGAATTGAGTTTGTCAAAGGCTGGCATTAGCTTATTAGAGAGGCTCTCTTTTGCCCCATCTATGGCTTGGTCAACCGTTTTAAACTCTGTGGCCATCTTTTGGAAAGCGTCTGAGTTCCCTGCTTTGTTCATAGCGTCAAAGAAATCCTCGGTCTTAACTTTCCCATCTTGCACAGCTTTTACAAGGTCAGCCGTAGACATTCCCATCTCTTTTGCTACTGCAGCCATCCCAGCTGGCGCTTGTTCCATCATGATCTTAAAGTCCATCCAAGCTACTTTAGGCTTACTTGCCATCTGTGTTGCTTGAGTTGACAATGATTTCATGGCTTGCGCTGGGTTTTCTGCTGAGGCTGCAAGACCACCAAAGGCCTTAACTAAGCTACCTACATTTTTAGTACCTACAGCGTCAAGCTGTGAGTAAGTATTAGCCATGTCAGAGGCTGAGTAGATGGTCTTGGTTGCAAAGTCCTGCATTTCGGTCTTAGCTGCCTTAATTTCCTCAGATGAGCGCCCAAAGGCTTGGAGGTTCCCCTCAAATGTTTTCCAGGCCTTTTGTGAACTGTTGAGCTCAGAGGCCATCTCACGGATACCTCCAGTTACTGCACTGACCCCAGCTGATAAGGCTGAGCCAATCAAATTAGCTCCCAATACAGACTTAAACACAGAGCCTACTTTTTGCCCTGTACTCTCAAGGCCTCCAAAAAGAGATTTGAGCTTGCTTACTCCAGCCTGAGCGCCTGAGCCATCCATATCAACCTTGATAGTTACTGAACCATCTGCCATTTATTCCCTCCTTTCTATTAGTAGTCAAAATCTTTAGGTAGAGCGTACTCTTTTTTGAGTTCTTTCATGCTATCTCTGTACTTCTTACTATCTCCCTTTTGAGGCTTATAAGCTCTTATCTTGATAACCTCAGAGAATTTTGTATCACTAGGTAAGCCATTTAATAGAGCATTAAATTTTTTCCAGTGCAAACTATTCTGAGAGTCAATAAGATCAATGCCGTATGCTTGCATGAATGATGAGTAAATGTACTCAGCGTCATATTTCAAGCTGAAAAGTCTGGCACTGGTCTCTGATTGGCTCCTAGAGCGTATCTTGCTCTTAATTGGATTGCCTGCTAGGTCTAATACTGGTGCCGTATCTCTAGCTGGAATAAGTCTGATGTGCTCCTCAAATACCATCTTAAAGATACCAGTGGCCTCCTCAGGTGTAAGAGCCTGAGTAAAATCAACATCAGTAAAAATCTGTAAAGCAAGATAGGGCTTGTAAATCTCATCAATATCATCATCATTGATAAGCTCAATTACTTTCAAGACCTTGTTAAAAGAGATGTTCATAGGGTACACATCATCACCAAGGACTAACTCATCAGTCAATTTCCTTGATAAATCTAGCATGTTAGTCTCCTAAATATTTCTTGAGAGCGTCTGTGTTGTTACGTTTCTCCCATTCTGAGATGACACCATTGATAGTCTCAAGTAAGTAGGCCATTGTGTCTACAGTAGACCCATTTGAGAAATCGTAGACCTTTTGATAAGCCTCAGCGTCAAATAATTCTGTCCATGAGTTCTTAACCATGTCTTGTAAAGCCTCAAATGCTTTGTTATCTTCTGCATTGGCTACTTTTTCGCCCTCAGTTTTGAGGATTTTGCCAAGTTTTTCCATTTTGTGGATATTATGGTCATTTCCGATAAATTCAAGAGTAAACTCTCCAAATTCTACAGGGATGACATTATCACGCTTTTTAATTACTACCATTATTTCTTTCTCCTACTAATTTTTTTAATCAAAAATAAAAAGGGGAGCATTACCACTCCCCCTAAATCACATTATCCGACTACAGCGGACTCTTTAGGTGCTGAGTTCCAGCTAATAGTACACTCAAAGCCTTCAAACTCAGACGCCTCACCGCCTCCAATTTTAATGCCAGAGGCTGTAGCTACGCCCACATATTGTTTTTTGCCATCAGCGTCAACAACTTTAAACCATAATTTACGTCCATCACCTGTTTTAAAGCGCATGCCAGCAATGATAGCTTGAGCCTCATCCTCTTTGATGTAGTCCCCCTCAAATGAGAACCCGTATTTTACAGATTTTACTACTGTTTCAGGTGTTCCATCACCATTGTAGTAAGCTGTATCATCTGTTTCCTCGTCATTTTCCACCTCAGCGGTTGTCACTCCATCTGCAAGCCATTTCCAAGCGTCACCTGTTGGCTCTGTTGCTGCGTTTTCTGCTGACCAAGGCGCCACATAGTGTTTGCGCTTGGCGTTCTTTAATTTTGGCATTTAATTTCCTCCATTTACTTCAATTTCTGCCGTTACATCTAACATGTAAATATAAAAACCTTGGTCATCACGGTCATTAAGGAATGGCTGTGAGACTTCAAGGCCTCTGAATTGATATGAGTTATTTTTGCTAGGTAGCTCTAAATCAAAATTAGCAAGTGCATGATTGATAGTCCACAAAATAGAGCTTGTTCTTTGATGGTCAAGTGTCTTGATAGCCACCTCCAAAACAAGGCTGATGTCTTGCTTTCCGTCCATGTACTCTTTTAAAATTTTGCCACCTGGCAAAGGATATAGGACTAAATCCTCTTTCTCTGCTAAATAGTCAAGTCTACAAGTAAGAGAGAGGTTTAGTGTGTTGATAAAGTCTCTGAGGACTTCGGAAAAATCATTGTTATTCATGCTTTTACTCCCATTGCTTTTATTCCTACTCTCTCCCAGTCTTTAAGGTGTAGCGCTGTAGCTTTCAAGTCCCAGCGCTTGCCTGTTCCTGGCGTGGTGTATTTACTGAAATAAAAAACCCTAGCCTTGTTGTAGCTAGAGCCGTAAAATTGGGCTCTGGCATAAGGCCCAGGGTACCTGACCCCATCTTTAGTAGCTTGGCCACTTCCACTGAGGTCACCACTCTTACGAGGAACAAAAGGGCTCATGTCTGTTAGCATTTGGTTAGCTATGGCCAATTTCCCTTTTGCTAAGGCTGTTGGAGATACCTTATTTTCAATCCCTTTGAGGTCAATTTTGACAGATACGCTAGTTCCCATTAAATGCACTCCACCTCATAACAAAATATTTTCTGTTTATGTGGATAACTAATAGGCAATATAGCAGTAACTCTATATTCATGCTCACCATCATTAATGATGGCATTTTTAAAGGTATCATCTAAGGTAATAGGACAGTGTTTAGGATACACAAATAAGGTACTAGGTTTGGACTCTTTACGGCTGTTTTTGGTGCCTTGCACCTGATACTGTCTATCAAATCTGACATGTTTAAGGGTCACTGGGCTCTCTAATATTACTTTTCCCCATCCGTCTTTTTCACCTGTATCTTTTTTGATTGTTACAGTATCAATTAATAAACGCTTATCAATCTCTACCATATCCTACCCCTCTATACCCAAAACCTGCTGCTTTTAGCACGTTTAAGGCGTCAAGTGATAGATTATACCTGTCGCTTTCAAACGGTCTACTAGTTCCGTTATGATAGCTCACATGAGTCCTACCAAGTATCACAGTAGAGACTGCTTGCTTATCATCAGCCGTAGCAATACCACTAGCGTCTAAATAAGCTACTTGATAAGCCGTAGCAAGTCTGACAGCTTTCTTTCTAGCCTCAAAATCAGTCTCAAAATCCTTAACACCATAAAAGCCATCAAGAAAGAGATTGATTGCAACCTCTGCCCTCATCAATAATTTTTCAAAGTCATCTACTTCATCAAATCCTAAATTCTTAAACTCATCTTTAGTCAAATAAGCGATAGTAACCACCTCCAATAATAAGAGGCGGTACTACTTACCTGCCTCTTTGGTTTCTTCTTTTTCGTCAACTGGTTCAAAGAACGGGCTCAACTCAGGATGTGACTGTTTGCCTTGAGCATTTAAGTTCTCAGCTACTTTGACATCCATGTCATACACTACATCCTTATCATAGCTTTGCTCTTTGCCATTGACATTAAAAACAACATTACTTGTTGCTTTAAACTGAGCCATTTAGTTTATTCCTCCACTTTATAGCCATTGTTTTCAAAGGCTGAAATCATGATAGGGTCAGACAGGGTAAATGATACCCCGTCCTTAGTCAAAGTGACATCAGTTTTAACCTCTACAACTTCCTCTACTGTGTTATCGTTAGCCATTGATTATACCTCCTTAGGCTTTTTTGTGGACATAGATAGCTTTTTTCTTAGCGTCCAAAACGAAAGCGTCATAACGGATACGACCCTCAACAAGTTTCCCGTTGATACCTGGTGGGTTGTCATGGATCTTGTAGTCTTCCAACTTAACAGGTGATGTAGTAGCTGCTGGATGAGCGATAATAAACTCAACATCTGTAGGCATATATGTAGATGGTGTCAATACTACTGGCATACCATCAATCATACCTACTTGACCCTTGATAGTGATTTCTTGTCCAAGATCTGAGTTTTTGATGAATGTATCATCAAGTTTAATCAACTTGTAGAATTTAGGAGATACATGCAAGATACGACCAGCCACAGGGACTAGAGCGTCTGACAATTTAGATTGTCCCTCAAGTACAAGCTCATAAGCGTTAGTTTTATTGACTGCGCCTGTTGCAATATGTTCAGTATCAGCACCTGAGGCCATTGCTGATAGACGGTACTTATCAACCTCAGGGATGACTACCTCTGAAATTTGACGAGCTAGAGCCTTACCCTCTGCCATGGCTCCATTTGTTCCTTGTAAAGATTTCTTGTCAATCGTGAATGTGAAAGAACGGTCTTTAGAAAGTGTCATAGTTTGGACTGAATTGCCAAGCTCGTCAGCTGTACCGTAACGATTTTGACCAGTAGTCTGGTAGTCATTCATTGCTGATGTAGCGACTGTGTAGACCTTGACTGTCTCAGCGTCAATAAAGTCAAAATCTTGGTTGATAGTGCTAGTAGTAAGAGACTCTCTTGTAAAGCGCTCATCTACTTTATGACTAAATTTTTCTGCGTAGTTTACTGCCATTTATATTTTTCCTCTTTTCTTTTTTGGTATTATACGCTATCAAAGCCAGCAAATAGGGCTTTGTCCTCTGCACTTAGGCCATCATCTGCATTGCTTGCTGATGGATTGCCAGGGACAGAGATATTAGGGTTAGATTGCTCTTGCACTGTTTGGAATAGGTAAGGGCTTGACTCTCTGAGTGAGTTGATTGCGTCCTCAAGTTGAGGCTTACCATCTTCTCCTAGCTCAATACTGTCTAGGTCAATGAATTTCATCAAATCATCAGAGTTGTATGCACCTACATCTTTCAAAGCAAGGGCAATAGCATTGGTTTTGGTTACCTGAGCAAGGTTTGCCTCACTATCCAGCTTATACTGCTCAAATTGTGCCTTGAGTTGTTCAAGTTGTTGCTTGCTTTCCTCACTAGCACCCTCTTTGGTTTGCAAGTCTTGGATAGCTTGAGTCTGTTGCTCAAGTTGTTGCTTTAATGTCTCATTTTCAGCTTGTAGCTCAGATTTAGCCTGTGATTTTGCATTCTCAATACCTGCACCGTACGCTTGCATGATATTGTCAATCACTGACTTATCCTCAATACCTGCCTCAACTAACATTTCACGTTTAAGACTCATGTCTTAATCCTCCTTTTTACGTCACATGGACAAATTAAGACAGTTTTACGCCATGCTCCAGGGCAAAATAAAAAACCTGATGGATCCCATAGGTTTATAGTGGTTTATTGTATGAAAAAAGCGCCTAGATAAAACCAAGCGCTAAGTTACGTTTTTTGAGTTCAGCCATGATAGCCTCCTCATCTTCTTTGGAAAATGTGGTAAACCTCAAATGTGATAATTCTTCATCTGTCATCTCAGATGGGATGAGCTTAGGAGAGCTCAACCCCATTGAGTCAATCTGAGAAAAAGCCTCTGATAAGTTCATTATTACTCATCCTTTCTGACATTCATTTCAAGGACTATGCCACCCTTGTTTTCTTTCACACTAATTATATCATATTTAGTGCCTCTTGGTAAAATAATCTCACTCTCGTTATCATTATCTGTGAAATATATTTGATGATTTTTAGGAATGTTGATGATTGTTTTAACAGGTCTATGCTTAAAGTAATTGTACTTAGGAATATAGCTTGTTGAGGTGTACCCATCATTGCTATATTTGGCTTTACCTGAGTTCAACATGTCCATAAAATTATCATAGTCTTTCAATAGGTGCTGATTTTGCTCCACTACTGATTTCAGATAGACATTATCATCAAACCTATTGACTTTGGTATTCTTCAAGATTTTGTTTTTCTCAACTACTCCATCAAGAGTATTTACAATCTTCTGATACTCAGGAGGCATTGCGTTCTTATCTCTCAGAAATTTATTGATTGTAAAGCTATGAGCTGTACCGATATAGCCCAAACCTTGAGGGTTTTCAGCAGCATACAATACTTTACGCTCAGGTTTAGTGATTTTTCCACCCACTTTCTTAAATGCAGGTATCTCATCCTCTTTGATGTAGTGATGTTCTGACATCTTTTTCCTGAGTTTTACTTCTTTTTGAGCTTGAGAAAATGGATCAGCATAGTATTTCTCTCTAGCATAATCTCTATGTAGATAAGGGTGTTGACTCAAAAAGCCTCTCATGGCTCCCTGTTTCATCCTAACCTTACTCTTATACTTAGAGATTAGCTCACTGTCTCCTAGTTTTTCTGCGACATGCAAAAGCTCCTTAGACTTCCTGATAGACCTCTCTAGGGCTCTCTGTTTAGCCTGTACGTTCGCATTTGCTATAGCCTCCTCAGGTGTTAGGTCTTTCAAGTGATCAGGCAAATCAGGCTTATAATTGACCCCTGGGATGTATGGTGTCATCTCATGAGTGCAATTTATACCCTGACAGCCAGCAGGATGACCGTAGCCATAGTCAGCTAAAGCTAAGACACGCTCTCCATTTACTTCTCTAGCAACTCCAGTAGTTACTATCTGATGTTGTAAAGGAGCGCACATCTCTCTTGCTGTGGCCTTTTTGTGATAATAAAAGGTATCTATACCCATCTCATCAGCTGGAGCCATTCTGACCTCACGGTAGACCCTCCAAGCTGTTGACTTGATGACCTGTCTAGCATAAGTGTCAGCTTTCCAGCGCTTACCTTGGCTATCGGTAAAGCCGTAAAATCCCTTTTCAGCCCATTTCATGACTGTATCAGAGATAGCTTTGTCTGATGTAGTTAGGCCAGTTACAACTTTTGCTACACTTTCCTCAATGATAGACTGATAGACCTTTCTGACACTCAGTGGTAGAGTGGTATTAATAAGGTTATCTATGTCTCCCATGGTCTGATTGACATAAGCAGCTAGATTGGTCTGCATGAGTGAATTATCGGTAAATTGTCCACCCATAGACTCAAGTAACTGCTCTTTTGTGTCTTTATAGACTTTGTAGCCCTCATTTTGGATGACATACCTGAGCTGTTCCTCAGCAATTCCTGAGCGCTCTGAGATAAGGCTGACATTATCATCATTAAGCAAGCCCATCTCATTCATTTTCTCAAGTTGCCAGATATAAGGGTTATCATTAAGACTAGCAGAGCCACGCTCTTTGATACGGTCTATTACTTGGTCAAAAAGGTCAAGAGTTAGCTGATGGTAGATGTCAGCAACCCTACTAGCGTCAAGCATTAATTGCTGATCATTTAGCTTGATTGGTTTCTTTTTGTCTTTCATGGACAGCCTCCACTATCTCCTTTACTAGCTTTGCTTGTTCTAGTGAGGGGCTTTCAATACCTACAGATGACATTATTTTTTGCTTAAATCTTCTTAAAATTCGTTTTAATACTTTCATTCTCCATAGACTCCTACATCCTCAGAGCTACGCTCAGCATTTACATCATCAATGATATTACCATCAATCTCAGCCTTAATCTTTTTGGCTTTTTCAGGTGTTACGTTTAGGACTTTCTCAATAGCCATTGTGTCAGTACCAAAACCAGCATTCACTACTTTTATCCAGTAGTCCAGCTCAGCATTTCTGTCAGTGAAAACACCATCATCAAGATTGACGCTGATTTTATCCATCTCAGGGATATTACCTGAGTATAGCTTGTAAGCCTTAGCAAGTTCTAGCATTGAGATGATGAGCTCTTTCAGTGATTGCTCAACCAGTGAGACAATACTGTTTCTCATCTGGTAGGTGTCACTGTTCTCAGAGACAATCTCTGTGGCTGTTTTCATGCTCTTACCATCAAAACTAAACATGCCAGCGGATACGCCTATCTGCATTTCAAAGAGTGCCAAGCCCTCGTTAATAGCCTTGATGTAGTCATCTGATCGGATTGGTGTAGTAAGGTCTGTGATACCTATGCCCTTATCAATGTCACCAGAGTCAAACTGCTCATAGACATTGTGTCCAGCCTCAAACTCACGCTTGACTACGACATTATCACCATCTTGATTATATTCTGTTTTAATCATTTGGCTAGGCACTGCTACCCTACGCTGACCCATCTTGACCTCCCACATAAATTCATCATATGTGGTATTAAGAAAGTCTATTGTAGTCTTGGCGTTATCAAAGATAGATAGACCTAGTGGACTGTTAATATCTTTGTTATTCATGCCTGGAGGTTTTAGATAAGTGAATAGTGGGCGACTCATTTTATTTAACTCTACCACTTCCTCTAAATCCTCATAAATCTCTGACAGTGGCACTCTTGAGCCTATTGCATTTTGATTATCAGACCTGTATAGCTCGTTTGATACCGTGTATTTATCATTTGACCACTCATGAAATTCAATTAGCGTGTAATATCTCTGCTTATTTCCATCAGCTTTGATGGTCTTGGTCACGATTGCAGCGCTAGAAACATCCTGAGTGTTGCTTTGCAGAGGCAAAAAGACAGGCGCTTGAATAAATGACACTCTTACACGGTCATCATCCACATAAGGCCTCATAGCAAGACCACCAAGGGCTAAACAGCTCTCAAGGTATCGCTCAAAGTTCTTTGTAAATCGGTCATCTTGTAGCTGTTGTTGGATAAACTTATTAGCTTGCTCATCATCTACTTTAATTTCAGCTTGCTCATTAAATACAAGACTTGCAATTTTTTTAGCAGCTGTACGACCAATAGGTAAATGGTTGAAATCTCTTTTATTTTTAGTACCGTTGCTGTCCGTGTATTCAACTTGAGGGTAATGGCCTGAGAAATACTTAATATTCTCTCTAATACGGTCATACTCTGCTGATGATACTGCTATTTTTGGATGATCAGTGATGTAAGTTAGGTTTTGAGTAGTCATCACATATTTACTCCTTTTAAAAATATCTTTAATTGTTTGGACTATTCCCATTACTAGCTCCTTTTAGGCTTTTAGATTTAACTCTCTAGCGTTGTCTAGGACAAAATACTTGAAACCATCTACCGTGTGGTCATCTTCCTTGATGACTTTAGGGTCATCTGTGTTGATGGTCTTGTCATCATATCGGTACATCTTATGCTCCTCAATGAAAACCCTATTAGCAGGGATGTCAAGGTAATAAAAACGCCCCTCAGCTAATAAACTGATAACCATGTCAATCATGGTCTGGTTTTTCTTCTTAGCAACTGGGTGCCAGCGTTCTCCATAATCTCTGAAATATTGGTTTCTCAAAGCTCCCTCCGCACTATCAATGGTCATTTTTAATTTAGGTACTCTGTACTGTTTCATGACCTTGTCTATAAAATCATGTACCATCACAGAGAGCTCACTAGGGGCTTTCTTTATGGTTTTACCAGCTGGGCTATAGTAGAAAGTATCAAGCAATATGACCTTACCTTTTGCTGTGAGCCCATAAGCTCCACAGGTTGTTGCTGACTGTTGATGTCCAGTATCCATAGCAAATGATATGCCTATTAGCTTATCATCCTCAGGGAGGCTCTCTAGTGGTTTAAAATAGCTCATGTTATAGACATGATTACCTAAACCGATAACCTCACCCAAATACATCCATCTGTAGTAGTCAGGGTCAGTCTCTTTATAGCGCTCTATCTTCTCAATCATCTGCCTAGACAAAAAGCCTAGTCTATCATCAAGATAGGTGCTATGATGTATCATGTAAGTAGGGTCACTAGCTTTCTCAGCCACCCACTCATTTATCCAGTCATAGGGATTTCTTGGAGGGTTATAAGTGAAATAGACTTTGACCTCTTTACCATTTGGTAGCTCTTGACGGATGAAAGTATCCTCAACTATGTCAATATCCTCACGGCCAGCAAACTCAGCAAGCTCCTCAAACCATACAGCCATGACATAGCCTTTAGCTATCTTTTGTGACTTGAGTTTCATAGGGTCATCAACCCCATAAAAATAAAAAGCTGTTCCTGTCTTGATATGAGTAATCTGTAAGGGAGATTTCCCAAACTTAAACTGATTAGCTAAGCCCATCTCATAGATAGCCCATCTAATCTGCTCATATACTGACATTCTCAAGTACTTGCCTACTTTGCGTAAGACTACCACATTCCCATTAGGGTCATTGATAAAGTCATTTACAAGATCAATAGAGACCACTGATGACTTAGTAGAGGCACGGCCACCCTTGAGCACTACATGGCTCTTATTTGTGTATAGGACATCATCAAATACTGGGTTAATCAGTTTGGCTAGGTTCAGTGTTACCATTGTACTCACTCCTATCAAATGTAAATCCAGTTATGACTGTGTCATCCTCATCATTAGAGCCTAACTGTGCTTTGAGGTTATCAATCCTCAAGCGTTGCTCCTCTGTAACAAGTGGAGAGCGTGTAAGCTCGTCATAAGTCTTAATCATGCCTCTAAGCTCAGTCTGAGCTCTTGCTATCGCTGTGATGGCTCTGCTTTGCTTATCCCATGATGTATGATGTTCATATCCTACACCACCTTTAGCCGTGCTAGTTACAAGGCTAGTAGTGTCCTCAATGTCTTGCACATGCAAAATACGTTGAGCATGTAATAAGGTTGCATAAGTAAGCGTGATGTTTTCCCACAGAATGTCTATAGGTTGTTTATCTGAAATCTCTTGAGCTATCTCATATACCTCTTGAGGGAGATACTTAGCAAACAATCCATGTTTGACAGCGTTGGTATTTCCTTTAGGTGCTCCATGCCCTAGAGCGTTCTTGCTACCTTTGGGAGCGCCTCTTGGTTTTTTGGAGCGTTCCTTATTTTTCTTTTGGAACGTTCCTTTTATTTTAGGTTCCCATTTATCTTTACTTTTCCAACCTCGGACAGTGCCAGCTGAAACACCCAAACGCTCAGCAATCTCAATCAGTTCAATGTTCCCATTGTTTTCTGAATAGATTTCAAATGCTTTGTCTCGGTTGGGGTCTCTTGCTCTACCCAAGCCTAAACCTCCTGCTGTTTATTTGTTTTGAAATATAAAAAAGCCACTCAATGAGTGACTGTATGCGGTAAGTGGGTGCCTCCCCCCACCAGAGCCTTTATATAGCGCTACTTTATCTCTGTCCTACAGGTTAATCAGCCTAAATCTAATTACCGCCCTGTACCCCTATTGTGATAGCTACTCACAGAGATACAATTGGAACGACAGGACTCGAACCTGCGACCTTTTGAAGTAATTATCAAAAGCTCTGCCAACTGAGCTACGTTCCCTCAAAATGCAAGGCGACTACTACCCTGCAACTGATAGATACTACATTTGTTTTTTTATTTTCGTAGTCATTAAGATAGTGTCTGGAATTGAACCAGAGGCGAACCGTAGGAGCAACATTTTTAGAGGTTCACCGTAACCTTTACCACTACCATAAGAGGCCGTAGCCTCTCAAAACATAAGGAGATAATATCAAACCTTTTCAGCATTTGACACTATCATTTTATCAGATTTTAAAAACCGTGCTAACAATTTTTAGCCTTATTAGTCCGATTTAGTCCGATTTAGTAAATCATTTAACTCACTAATAGCTAAGCCTCTCCATGTATAGAATGTAGTCCTACTGATCTCCATCTTGTCACAGATGTCATCCACATACATTTTATTTATGTATGTCATCCTTAATACTGTCCTATATTTCGGATTTGACAGCTTATTGATTAGCCTGCTCAGTTCTAGCTTTCTATCTATGATTTCTTTAATGTCACGCTCTATCTCTTGTTTCATAGTAATTAACTGAGCATATACATCATCAATTTTTCTAACTTGGCCACTTTGGACTTTTACATCAGTCCATTTAGGGCTTGAGAGTAGCCCAGCCTCAAGCTCATTGATTTCATCTATACGGCTTTGGATGTCCATGTCCAAGCTCTGTAACTCTGTCAAGAGTTCTTTAGCTTTGCTCACTCTCTACCTCTCCTTTAGTTTGCTTTATTCAAAATTTTTATAGTATCCTCATATTTCAAATTGACTTTGACGTTTTGTTCCTCGTATCCAAAAAGTCCCATAAAATTAGAAATCCTGAAATAAATGATGGTAGTATCGTCATGATTTTTAACAACTGAAAATATATGTTTGAGCATGTCTTTTCTTAATGAAATATTAGGAAAGACCACCATCTCTAGCTTTTCTTCTTTAGTTGTTTTCTTTGTTTTTGCAACTCCTGAATACGGGTATTTTTTAGGTTTCATAATCTCACCTCGTCTCCAATCCTTAAAGTTTCGTAGCTTGTTTGTGTGACTACGAAAATGCCGTAGTTCTGTATTGTGATCGTGTACAGGTCGCCAATCTTCTCCTTGCGGACGACTCTGCCTTTGATTTCTGCGCCTTGATTGTCTGCTTTGTAGATTACAATAGGTCGCTTTTCTTCTAATTTCTTAATCTGGATACTCTGCCAGACATTCAATCCAGCGGATAATAATATCCAGATTGCGATAAATCGTTTCAATTTTCATTCTCCTCAGCAGCATACTGCAACCATATAAGACTCTCATATAAATCCCTTGCATGTCTCTTGATATTTCCTAGCTCATAGCTGTCTAGCTTATCTGAGTTGTTTATAATATCAATTTTTAAATTATTGATAGCTAAAATAAAATCTTTTTTCAGTTGGTTCATTCTTCCGCCTCCAAAAGTTCTGGATTTTCAAATTCATTTCCAATAACAACACTTTCTTTTAGTGTTTCTGGTTCAAATGGACTAATGTCATCTGGAGCAATGACATTAAAAGTTTTTACATAAAAACCAAGCCCGTCATAAACAACAGCAAAAGATTGACAGCCCATATTTGAAGGTTCAAGGTATCTATAACTTCCGAATTTTACAACCATTCTAAGTCCCTGAATTTCAAGAACATCCCCCTCAAAGATTTCCTTACCGTTCTTGTCTTTGAGTCCTGTTGATTGCATGAGTACGATTTCGTCAGGATAAACTGAAATATGATCATTCATAACTGGATCATTCAATTCAAGCTCTTCAAGCTCGTTGTCAAAGAAAAAGAAATACATAATTTCTATTAACATCATTCTGCCTAGCTCTTTATGCCACGCTCTAAATTTTGGCGTCATCTTGCACCTCCCATAAAACTATTAGCAAGATTTTTCTGTTCTGTGTCAATCAGTTTATATTTATGATTTATCAAAGGGTTCATGGTATCATTTACCAAATCATGTTTCAAAATAATTCCATTTATTCTTGAACCTCTACCATGACTAATTTTTATTTTTATATCATGTCCGTTTGCGATATGTTCAAGGTCGTTTTTAGATAAGAAAATTTCAAATGTTGCCATCTACTCCACTTCCTCCACTTCCTCCACTTCAAACAATGTACTGTTAAACACTTCACCAAAGCCAGCTTCTTCTAGTTCTTTGCGGGTGTGGTGTGTTCTATGAAAATTAAATTCTAGTTCTTCACCTAAAAACCAAGTCTTATCATATTTGTCATATTTCAAAATAATATACCTACGATTAAGACCTTTAAACTTCACTAGATACTGCTTTTCTTTCTCAACCTCGTAGCCGCCAAGCCAGGCTAGGCCGAAGACATTTCTGTTTGATTTCTTTTTATACCATTCTGTAAATTCATCGCTTTCATACCACCAAGCAGACTGAAATGCTTGCTCTAGTTCTGAACTATCTTCTCTTAAATCCTCAATTACATCCGCCACAAATTGCGGGATTTTGACTTTCTGCGGTTCGTCTAGTTGTTTCACTAAATCCAAAACATCTTCCAAAGCAACATAATACTTTTCTCCATACACTCTATCTAAATTTGCAATTTTCTCAATCAATTCCTGTGTAGTCATTCCTCTATCTCCTTATTCCTCACCTATCATGATATTTAGTGGGACTCCAAAGAAACTGGCCACATCCTCCACTTTGTATAAATTGGGCTTTTTCTTCTTATTCTCCCAGCATGAGATACTTGACTCTGAATAACCTAATTTATATGCCAGGTCACTAATTGTCAAACCCATATCTAGCCGTTTCTGTCTGAGCATGAATGCAAAGCGCTCAAGCTGTTTTTCTGTTAATGGTTTTTTATAGTCCATTTTTTGCTCCTTTATTTCAAGTATGTAGGCATATCATCACCTACTCTGATACTCTCATATTGTTCCTTGGTCACTAAGAATTTCCCTAAAGAGGGCACTGTGACAGTATAGCGCCCCTCAATGATTTCTTTATCACTGATTTTCCCATGTATTCCTGAACCAGCATTGTCAACTTTATAAATGATTATAGGCGCTTTTGTGGGTCTATCCTTGAATGGGTCAAACCATCCCCCAGCAAATGATAAGAGACCAATCACTATGACTGCTATAGCTGAGTATCTCTCCTCTTTAAATACATCTATCAAGTTCTCCATCTCATCTCCTCAATTTCTATCTCTATCCTAGGATTTAGGCTGTAAAATTTCCCTACATCATGCAAAGCTATCTGACCGTCATCCTGAAAGACGATCCCTGACATACTATCATATAGGGCTTTTTCGTAGTTGTCTATGTCAGGCTTTTTGCCTACAGGGATAATCTCATCCAGGAGGGCCTGCTGGTTCTTCTTGGCCTTAGAAATGTACTGAGGAGGTTTGATATAAAATCTAACCTTTGCCCTCAGTGCTCCCTCAAGAATAGGCTGGCCTATGTACTGATTAGCAATGAGCAGCTGGCAATGATTGCGCCATGATTTCATGCCCTTGTCTTCGTAAGTCGTGGTAAAACTCCCACGCCTTGCAAATCTTGGCCGTGATTGAGGTTTAGGCTCAATGTTCAGGGTCAATTTCATTCAAGAGCCCCCTTAAATCCTGCCATCTCAAAGAGATTTTCTCTGTTTTCATTTACGAACTCAAAGAATTTCTTAACCTCTTGTAGCGTCTTGATGTTGCTCTTGACTCGTGTTAATGAGGTGAAAAATACATCATTTTTGGGAATTGCCTGAACTTTGCACTTGTAGACTGGTTCAAAAAGATCACCATTCTCATCTAGTGTGGGTGCGGCGTCTTTGTTATCAAAGCTAATGCTCATATCATAGTTTAGGGTCGTAACGACCTCTATTTTTTGTTTCTCGATGATGATAGAAATATTTTCTGTCACATTGATTTTACTTGCCATGTTCTTTCTCCTGTAAAAATTCATTGTAAACCTTAGTAAAAATCTCTATTACTAGGTTTTGTGGAATGTTTGACCGTTCGTTGTATGACTTAGAGAATTTTCCCCATTCAATTTCTTGCTTGATAATGTCATTTTTAAGACCTAAATCAAGATTACTAGCAAACTTTGTAGGTTTCTGCAAAGGGTAGTCATAATTGTTGTAGCGTGTGAGGTTGAGATGTGGGAGTTTGAAATCCATGACATCCTCAATATATTTCCACAATCGCCCACTTGCTGGGTTCTCTATGATGAAATATTTAGGGTTATACCGCTTGATGATCTCAATGGTATTGAAAGCACAAAGCTCCCCATTTACCCTCTTCATAAACTGACGGCCATACTGATAATTTATATAGGCTTTCTCGTAGTCAGAGGCGTTCCTGATTGTAAACATGCTAGGCTCCCTTTGTGGAGCAAAGAGGCTATCTGAGAGGTCTTCTTGTTTCCAGCAAGCGTTACCCTCGCACATAGCACTAGCATTACTCCAGCTTTCACATGGTGGGCTAGCTATTATCAAATCAGGCTTTGGCAACTTGTCAAGTTTGTCAAAAAGTGTGTTGTCTCCAAACAAGCGCCCATAGTCAGCAAGGTTCAAATTTATAAAATGATCATTCTTGTTTTCTATATCTATTCCGATTGGATAGATGTCAATGTTCGCCCCCCCCGAACTATTCAGAGCTTTAACGCCTTTTGTATAGCTACCATTCCCACTGTCAAACAATGCCCAAACAGTCATTTTTTTGTCTGACATCGATACCTCCTAAAACGGTAAACCGTCAGCTGGGAGGTCAAATGGGTTAGGATCGGCAAAAGGTGAGTTGTTTCCATTTTGGAAACTGTTGCCTTGTCCTTGTTCGTGCTGACTGTTGCGACTCTCTAGCAGAGCTACGCTCTCAGCGACTACTTCGGTCACATATCGACGCTGACCGTCTTTTTCATAAGACCTCACTTGTAAGCGCCCTGTGAGTCCAATAAGTGAGACCTTGCTGCAGTACTGAGCAATGACGTCAGCTGTGCCTCTCCACGCTTGAAAATTGATAAAATCAGCCTCACGCTCTCCATTTTCGTTCTTGAAATTGCGATTGACCGCAAGTGTGCCCTGCAAGCTAGATACATTGTTAGGCGTTTTTCGTAGATCAGGAGGCGCTACAAGCCTCCCAATCAATGTGACGTTATTGATCATCTGTTTTGTCCTCTCTAGCTCTACGCTCTCCCAAGAGGTAGCCTAAAAACATCCATAGGATAGCCATTCCAATCTCTTTGATAAAATCATTCATTATTTCTCTCCTTTGCATTCATAACATACATTTTGGCTTACATCTTTTGCCTTGATTATTGATAAGCTACCACATTTCTCACAGTTGATTAAAAAACCTAAACCATTTGAATTGATACTGCTTATATTGTTCTCTGATGGAACTTTGTAAATAATCAATGCGGATGTATGCCAATATTCAGCACTGACTCCACTGTCAGCGACAGCAGACACATTTGATTGAAATTTGATGTCAATCAACTTAATGCCTGGATTTTTGGCAAGCCAGCTATTTATTTGGTCGTCAATCGCCTCATGATGTGGATAATCACATGAAAAAAACACGGTTTTAATCATATTCCCCTCCTGGATTGTGCCACCAGACAATCAGGTCATCCTGATTGTCTTTGATATATCGTTCAAATTCCTCAAATTGTAGAATAGCCCATCTTAATCTGTGCATATCCTCTCCAGCTTTTGAGCAAAAGCCACAAATTTTGAATACTGGCTCAAGATTATTGATAATTTCCAAGACTTGTCCATCAAGGTTCCATACATCATCTTGCTCTATCTTGAAATCTAAAATAAACTCATCTCCTAAGTCATGGATGACTTTCAATCTCTTTCCGTCTGAGTAGATAGCTATGCTGTCAGTTACTTTTCTAATCTCCATGTTTACCATCCATTCTGCTCATTAAGCTCATCCTGTGTCAAAGGTTCGATACGTTGATAACCACTAACCTTGTAATTATGCTTGACTACAAATCCTGCTTGTTCTAGTGTAGCCTTAAAACGGTCTTTATCAGCTGTGTCTACAAGATATACCTCAACTGTCATTTTTTGGGTATATCGTTTTAAGATATTTTCAGCCTCTCTGAGCTCGTTTGTCTCATTTTGGGATAATTCCCCACTGTCCAAGATTTCGCCTGTCTCAGGGTCAAATTTTGGGGTCTCTGTTGATTTTGACTGACTAGCTTGCTCAAGTTCTTGTCTTGCACGTTCTAGCTCTTGTTTTTCTTTCTGAAAAGCATAATCAGCCTTAATTTGCTCAAAGACCTCAGCAAGGGTCAAGTCTCTCAACATACGGATATAAGGAGAGTCAGTCATCCCATACTCAGCACAGAGGCCTGAGATGGCTGATTTAGATTTCTCAAGCTCTTGCTGTTTCTGAAATTCAAATGTGACCATATCATCAAGGCTTTTCATGGTTGCTTTTTTAAGGGTCATCCCATCTGCCATGAAATCACTAGCCTTGATGTATTCTGTCGCTTTTTCGTCAAAGACTCTAGGATCTAACATGTACTCAGCTGACTTGTTTGAGATGTAAGCCTTAACCGTGTCCAGTCTGACCATTTTTTGATGGTTTTCAAACTCTTTGACATCTACATCAATTTTTTCAATGATGTCTTTTAGTGGCTGGATAGCTTGCTTGATGTACTTATCAAACTCATCAGCAGGCTCAGATAGTAGCTTTTTATTTCTGATACGCTCATCAGAGACTTGCTTGTCTAGTTTGCGTAAATTAGCAAGTACTTGCTTGTCATCCTTGATAGTTGAGGCTGTGACCGTGTAATTTTGATATTTAGCCACTACCTCATTGATATTCTGTTCAAATTTCTCACGGTCAATGATTTCAACCTGAGCCTGTGTGATTTTTACTTGTAATTCTTGCATGTTGTTCCTCTCTAAAATTCAAGCTCATTATCATCTAGTAGCTCGCCCTGGATTGGTTCATGAGGGGTTTCAGACTCCATCTCAGGCGCTACATAGCTTGTCTCTTGCTCTCTGTTAAATTGCCCAATCTGAGCCATCTTGCGTGCTACTACATCCTCACGGCTCTCTTGAGGTACTTGAGGCGTAACATCTTTGATACGGTCAAAAGTTTCCCCACCGTCATCCTCTGTGTACATATTCCCTAAATCCTCAGGGAAAGCCTCTCTAAGAGCATTGACTAGAGCTGTCTTTCTAATCATGGTAGCTGGCATGCTGTTCCATGTGCTTTTTTTCTTGTCATATTCCTCACGGCTAACAAAGATTTCCACAGGTACCTTGAAATTTTTGCGATATACTCTAGCCCATCCACCGACAAGAGTATCACCAGGGAGCATAATTGCTCCTTTTCGTTCGTGCATGATACCCTCATCATCTACTGTGACCACTCCAGCCTCAAAGCCCTCATAATTTGGATTTTGTGCTGCACGTTTCAAAAACGCCTCTTTAGACACAATCAGACTAAACTCTGTCCCCCCTGATTTATTCTTATAGGCCACGATATAGACCTCATTGGCTAGAGGGTTTAGATTGCGCCCTTTGATAAGGGACAAGGCTTGTCCTACTTGTTTCTCTGTCAGTAGGTTTTGTGGATCAAAGTAACGTTTGACATCTTGAAAAGTCCATATACTGGTATCTACTGAGATGTCACGCTTTGTCTGTGTTGTCATTTGATTATTAGTTGTCATTTCCTTTTACCTCTATTGTGTTTTAAATTCCAATTTTCACGCTCTAGGCGTTTGTTTTTGTTCATAAGTGAGACTATCTTATCCTGTTGCTCATTGATAATAGCGCCTAGCTCGTAGCAAGTCTCAAGGTGCCTCTGTCTCCAGTAGGCATTGTCCTCATAGTGCTCTCTATCCATAGGCTAACAATCTCCTACATAAATCCACTGACCAGCACTGAATACATAATCAGATGGGTCAAGCTCATCCTGAGGCTCTTGAGGCTGTAGATAATCTCTGTCATAGTCAAAGGTTCCAAAAAGTCCTCTGTCCATTGAGTACCTCCTAATTAGCCATCTCTTGATAGACATCAATTAGTTTCTGTTGGTCATACACTTTCTCAGCGTATCCCTGACATTGTCTACCTAGAGCCATGTTATCCTGTGATAGCTCATTTAGTAACTCATTTTTGAGCTTGATTTCTTGTTTAAGTAATTGATTTTCAATCTGCAAGGCTCTTACATCAATTAGTTTGCTGTTTTCTTGTTTTGGTTCCTGGATTGGCTCATCTGCCAAGATTTCATCTAGTCCTAAAAAGTCTTTTAATTTATTCCACATTTTCTTACTCCTCATCATCTTCCTCTGTCATGTTTTTCTCAATAGCCTCTTTTGGACTCATTCCATCTAATACATCCTTGATAGTATGTGATACATCATGGATAGCATTTAGTGAGCTTTCTAGTTCATCAGGTAAATTTAAAAATTTTACAATCAGCAATCCAAACATGGATAGTTTATGTAGTCCCTTTTGCAGCTGTTCGATACGTTCAATCTTTTCCTGTTGTTGTTTAATGAGTTCTTTATCAGTCATGATTTTATACTCTCTTTCTTTTATTTATTATTAGTAGTAGTTTGTTGTTTTATTAGTACTTATTATTAAGTTAGTACTTGTTATATAGTTAGTATTTATTAGAGGGCAATTTTACACATGGCAATTTTACACATGGCAATTTTACACATGGCAATTTTACACATGGCAATATTTTCCAACTGTATTTTTAATTTATCCCTTTACCTGTGGATAACTCCCTCTCTAAATTTTCTTTTAGATATTCAAAGTAGGTATCTGAGATTGGCACATCTGAAAAAAATCTATGAACCGTGACCCCTTTGCCTCTACCGTGACCTAATCGGTAAGTCCTGAGGTAACCAGTTTTTTCTAAGAGCTTAAAATGTTCATCTACAGTACGCCTACTAATTCCCAAACGCTTTGCAATTTCCTCAGGATAGACTACCCAGTCAGCTTTGTTGGTCAATATTACAGCTAATATCCCTATCGTGGCTGGTTTTAGTTGTTTATCTTGAGTGAAAGCATTATTGATAGATGTGTAATTTTCGTGGGTGTTTCTTATGATGTACTGCATACCTCATATTTAAGCTCCTTTCTTTAAATGTCCTCTGATAATATCGTAGTATGAATGACCTGCAGGGATGATGTACCCTGATAGATTGTCAACCTGTGAGCCATCTGCCATAATGTTTATGATCCGTGGCTCCCATTTCTTTTTTATTAATTTCATGATATAATTACCTTATAAGTATTTTTCTAGCTCTCAAATGGATTGGCCGTCTTTTGAGGGCTTTTCTTTTAGCTTGTCAAACGTTCCTGATTTAGAAATTTATTGATGAAATACTGCTGACCTTTCCCAGTTACAAGTGGTGTCTTGCTAACTGTGATGTGGCCGTCAGCATGTGTAATACTGGTTTCTTTGACTCTGATGAGTCCCATCTCTACGCTCTTTTGTGTAGGCATGTTCCAATCACGCCCATTGCGCTTAATGAGATAGCCATGAGCTCTGAGCCAATTAAATAAGCGATTAGCTCCCATGTCTACCCCATTCTGTTTGAGTAGCTTAGCAAGCTCTCCAACCAGGATAGATGAGTGACTTGCACTGACTGCCTCAGCAAATAGTACCTTAGGACGATCAGCCTCAATCTTAGCCTCTAGCTGATGGACTTTCTTGTCAGCCATGAGCAATGCTCTTGCCATGATTTTCTCAGGGCTATTAAAGTCTTTTTCTACTTGTATAAAGTATTGTCTGACTTGTTTGCCTCGCTCTGTTCGCTGTATCATGGCAATTTCTTTGGCCATGTCTAGCTTGATGATGTGGTCAGTCATATCTTGCAGACCTCCAAGGGTCGGACATTTTTGGGTCACCCTTGCAAAATCCTGATTTTCTTCAAAGCCATACTCTGACATTCTTCCAAACTATTTTCTGTATTCTGTTTTAACTCCAAGCGCCTCATGTAGTTGTCTACCTGAAATCACTGGCTCATGATTGTCATTTAGTGTAACCTCAATAAGTTCATTCATATTTGCTCCTTTCTTTGTTGTTGTTTTCGCAACTTTTAGAGTAAAAAAATACTGCTAGAAATCCTCCATCTTGATACCTAGCAATTCTGCCAGCTTGCTTGCCTCTGAGAATGTAAAATCTCGCCCTTTGTATCGGTTGAGCTTTACACTCAATGTTGACTTATCCATCCCTAACTTATCAGCAATATCATTCTGTTTCAATCCTTTTGAGACAATGATACCCTTTAAATTATGGTATGGTTTATCTAATTCCAATACACCTGCCATAGACATCTCCTTTCTTTTTTGTTGCGTTTTCGCAACCTTGATGATTTTAGTATACACCTTTATTTTTTCGTTGTCAACAACTTTTTTTATTTTTTTTAAAAATATTTGTGTTTTCGCAACTTTTATGATATTATAATCTATAGAAAAGGAGCAACAACTATGATAGGAAATAAAATAAAAGAGCTTAGAAAAAGCCATAATCTAACTCTTGAGGAGTTAGCTGATACTCTTAATAAAGAATATCCTGACACTATCAATTTTAACAAGGGTAGAATTTCAAAATGGGAAAACAACAAAGAGGAGCCTAGACTCTCATCTGTTAAAATCCTTGCTGATTTCTTTGATGTGCCATTAGATTATTTTAACGGCATTGATTTAGAACAAGCTGAAATTTTGCCTGTATATAGTAAACTTTCAAGGGATAGACAAGAAAAAGTCTTGTATTATGCTCAGACTCAACTTGAGGAGCAAGAGAATGATACCCCTCTATCTATTTTTGAAAAGCCTCAGGATAATTTTGTCACAGCTTATGTTGAGGGGTTAGTAGCTGCAGGTTATGGAGCATTTCAAGAGGATAATTTACACATGGAAGTCAAGCTCAGAGCTGATGATGTGCCTGATAGCTATGACACCATTGCTAAGGTAGCTGGGGACTCCATGGAGCCACTTATAGATGATAATGACTTATTATTTATCAAAGTTGCTAGTCAGGTAGAGGTTAATTCTATTGGTATTTTCCAAGTAAACGGTAAAAACTTTGTTAAAAAACTTAAAAGAGACTATAATGGGTTATGGTATCTACAAAGTCTCAATAATAGCTATGAGGAAATACCACTCACAGAAAATGATGACATTCGTACAATAGGTGAAGTCGTTGAAATTTATAAACCATAAAAAGGAGAAAACATAATGAAAAAATTAAAATTATTTGTAGGGGGCTTTCTAGTCCTAGCTTTCCTTGGGTTCATTCTGCAAGCATTAGGACTAGCTCCTAAGACAGAAATGCCTGAAACACCTAAAGTTACTACTCAGGCCTCAACAAGTGAGGTTAAAGAGGAGAAAAAAGACACTACAGAGACCACAGAGACTAGCTCTAAATCTAATGATAAACTGCCACGGATTTCAGCAGATCAGATGGCTAGTTTCATTGAATACTTTAAACAAGATTTAACTGATAAAGGCGTTGATATTTCTACATATACTTTTTATAACAAAGACACCATCTTATATGTAAAAGTTCCAAATGATTATAAATACTACTCTAAGACTGACCTGCAAGCATTTGCTGATGGTTTAAAAACAAAAGAGCATGAGGCTTTTAATGTTTGGGCTGGTATCAATGGAGTTGATTTTAATTTATATCCAATGTTGCACATCAAGACGGATGATGGTGACTCACTTGTATCTCAAAAACTAAGTGGCGAAATGGAAGTAAAAGTTAAATAAAAAAAGCCCCATGCTCTCAAAGTTTGGCGACTCAGAGCATGAGGCATGATGTATAGAAAGATAGGCATTAAAAAGCCCTCTTTTCTATACCCTATTTTATCAAAAAGGGGGTACAAAATCAATGAAATCAACAAATAAAGTGGCTATCTATGTCAGAGTATCTACTACCAATCAGGCTGAGGAGGGGTACTCTATAGATGAGCAGATAGATAAGCTAGAGGCTTACTGTAAAATAAAAGACTGGACGGTTTACAAGGTATACACTGATGGAGGCTTTTCAGGCTCTAATACTGACAGGCCAGCGCTAGAGAGCCTTATCAAAGACGCTAACAAGAAAAAAATTGATACCGTGCTAGTCTATAAGCTAGACCGTCTTAGTCGTAGTCAGAAAGATACACTATTTTTGATTGAGGATGTATTCATCAAGAATGGTATAGAATTTCTAAGTCTACAAGAAAACTTTGACACCTCTACACCTTTTGGTAAGGCTATGATAGGGTTATTGAGTGTCTTTGCTCAGCTAGAGAGGGAGCAAATCAAGGAAAGAATGCAACTGGGTAAGCTAGGCCGTGCCAAAGCTGGAAAATCTATGATGTGGGCTAAGACATCTTATGGGTATGACTACCACAAAGAAACTGGCACAGTGACCATCAATCCAGCACAGTCACTAGCTATCAAATTCATCTTTGAGAGCTATCTATCAGGTAGATCAGTCACTAAGTTAAGAGATGACCTTAATGACCAATACCCTAAACCGATACCGTGGAATTATAGAGCAGTCAGGACGATTTTAGACAACCCTGTCTACTGTGGTTATAATCAATATTTAGGAGAAATATACAAGGGCAATCATGAGCCTATTATCTCAAAAGAAACCTATGACAAGACCCAAAAAGAGCTTAAAATCAGGCAAAGAACTGCAGCTGAAAACGTCAACCCCAGACCATTCCAGTCAAAGTATATGCTTTCTGGTATCGTTCAATGTGGTTACTGTCTAGCGCCTCTAAAAATCTTGATGGGCGTGATTAGAAAAGATGGCACTAGGTTTATAAAATATGAATGTCATCAGAGACACCCTAGAAAAATAAAGGGAGTTACTACCTACAATGATAACAAAAAGTGTGACTCAGGATTTTACTACAAGGATGATCTTGAGGCTTTTGTCTTGCAAGAGGTCAATAAGCTACAGCATGACACTGATTATTTAGATGAAATCTTTTCAGATAATCAAAAAGAGGCCATTGACCGTGAGAGCTATCATAGGCAAATACAAGAATTGACTAAGAAAATCAGTAGACTTAATGACCTATACATAGATGACAGAATTACCCTAGAAGAATTACAAGCAAAATCTGCTGAATTTTTAAATATGAGAGGTTTGCTAGAAAAAGAGCTAGAGGATGACCCAGCACTCAAACAAGAGGAAACTAAAAACACTATCAAGCAATCTCTGAGCAAAGGAGACATCTTAAAGATGGACTATGAGGCTCAAAGGGAAATAGTTAGAGCCTTAATCAAGAAAGTACAAGTCACAGCTGATAGCATTGTCATCAAGTGGAGGATATAGAAATAATTTTACTATCCCTCATTTCTACCAGTGTAAAAGCTTTTGCCTTCGTTTCTTTTAATTTCATCATCATTTTTTTCATCTAAAAATTTACCTCCATATTTTGATACATTGGCAGCAACATGGCTGCGTACAATAAAACGATTAGCAGGGCTACAAAAATAAAGACCAGTGGTTGAACAAGGTTCATGGCCCGATTGACTCGGGTAAAGAAGGATTCCCAGGTTTTTTCCGCATAGATTTCCAATTCGCTTCCTAACTTGGATTTAACCTCTCCATATTCAATGATTAATCCCAACTCCCTTCTAAAGAAGGGATAGGTCTGAACAACCATAGAAAATTCCTGCCCATTTTGCAAAGATTGATCTAAATCGTATCCAATTTCCTTAAAAAGAGGATCTCCTTGCTCCTGCATCATCTGGAAAATCAGTGCCAGCTCTAAACCTTGTCCAATCATATTTCCCCATTCCCGAGCATAATAGGCAGTTAGATAATACTGAACAAACATACCTAGAAATGGAATTCTAGCCAGAAAAGAGAAAATTTGAATTTTCGCAGACTTTCTGTAAAAAACTAGACCAGTTAAAGATACTAAACCAAGTGCTAAAACAAGCCCAAGAAAAATCTGTGGCAGGTTACTAATCACTAAGGTAGCTATATTACTACTATCCAGTTGGGGCAAGAGATAATTTCGCAGCCCCAACATTATGAGTAGTAAGAAAGCTAGCAAAATAAGTGGGTAGGTCGCAACTTCAATTAACTTCTTCTTGACCTTAGCAAGATTATCCAAATA